CTAATCGTTGGCATAGTCAGTCCAAACATATGGGCACCACAATATTTGTTTATGCACCAAATACTTTATTTTGTTGAAGAAGAATATCGTAATACTAGAGCAGGTTATTTGTTGTTCAAAGAGTTTGATAAAAAGTGTAAAGAGTTAGTCGAACAAAAACGCATACACCATGTAACATTGAGCGCACCTAAAACTTTACTTGAAATGGATTTTGATAGATTTGGTTACGAACTATGTGAAAAGACATGGATCAAAAAAGGTATGAGACATGAGTAAAGTCGTCAAAAAAGTCGCTGCTGTCGTTGCTATCGCTGCCGCTGTTGTTTTCTCAGGTGGTACAGCATTAGCAGCCATCGCTACTACAATTGGTAAAGCATTAGTCACTGCCGCTGTAAGTATTGGCATAAGCAGACTTGTCGCTAAACGTGCAAGTACTCCAGCAGAAGCAGGTGGTGATGGTGGAGGTCGTGTACAATTACCACCAGCAACTACAAACAAATTACCTGTTGTATATGGTAGCGCATTCGTAGGTGGTGCCATAACAGATGCCATGTTGTCCACAGATCAAAAAACAATGTGGTATGTATTGGCATTAGCAGAAGTTAGTGACGATCAAGGTGGCGGTGGCGGAACTTATACTTTTGATACCAGCAAGATTTATTATGATGGTAAGCAAGTACAATTTGGTACTAATGGCGCTGTTACAGGACTTATCACTAACACAAGCACACCACAAATCGATACACGTTGCAATGGCTTCTTGTACATTTATTTGTTCAACAATGGTAGCAGTAGTGGTGTAAACACTGGTGGTCAAACTGCCGCGCAAATACTAAGCACAACTAATGGCGTACCAGCAGCACAAGCATGGTCAGCAAGTCAAGCGATGACTAACTGTGCGTTTGCTATCGTCAAAGTAATCTATAGCACAGATGCAGGTACTACTGGTGCTGGACAATTGACTGTAAAAATTGCTAACAATATCACTAAACCTGGTACTGCAATACTTGATTACATGCTCAATAGTCGTTATGGATGTAACTTACCATTGAGTGCGATTGATACTGCAAGCCTAACTGCATTGAACACATATAGCGATGACTTGATCGATTATAAACCAGTAGGTTGGAATCCTGGTGACCCATATAGCACACAAGCACGTTATCGCATAAATGGTCCTATCGATACAGGTCAAAATTGCTTGAACAATCTACAATTCTTAGTAGATAGTTGTGACAGTTGGCTACAATATAGTGAATTGACTGGCAAGTGGCGTGTAGTCATGAACAAGGGCTATGATCAAGCACCTGGTGCACAAACTATAAATCAATTGTTCAGCGTAGATAGCAGCAATCTTGTTGGTGGTATAGAAGTTAGCCCAATCGATCTAAACGAAACATATAACCAAGTTGAAGTCGCATATCCAAACACAAACATCAAGGATCAGACAGATTATCAGATAATAGACTTGTATGTAGAAGATCCACAACTATTGAGCGCAAACGAAGCAGTCAATAGATTGAACTTGACATTACCATATGTCAACAACGCAGTACAAGCAAAGTATCTTGGTGCACGTAGATTGTACCAAAGTCGTGAAGATTTAGTCATAGCATTTAGATTAGACTTCAGTGGTATACAGATCGAAGCAGGCGATGTGATACGTGTCACACATGAAGTATATGGTTGGACAGACAAATTATTCCGTGTATCAAGCGTAGCAGAAGAAAAAGATACTAGTGGTAATTTATATGCTGCGATACAAGCATTTGAATATAGCAATGATATCTATGACGATATCATAGAAGATTATGTTCCAGCATTCAATACTGGACTAAAAGATCCTAACGTCATTAGTCCACCATGCGATCCTACAATCACAAACTTTACTGATAGCAATGCATTAGTTACTGGATTCGATGTAACAACATGCGTACCAGAAGAAGGTCTTGTATTGTACATGGACTTCAATTATGGTAACACTAGCAACGTATTAGAACATAGATTATATCGTACAGTAGAACAAAGTAATGGTACTCCATTCATCAATAGCCCAGACGTAGCAAATGCAAACGTCACTCCTGTGTCAATAACTGTAAATGATTTACCATCAGCAAATTATTATTGGTCTATAACTGCACGTAACAATACAGCAGGTAAGCGTAGCGGTAATAGCACAGTATTGAATTGGGCTGGTGCAAACATACAACCATACAATCCTAATAGTAATACTGGTGGTATCAGTGGCGGACAAGTCAAAAGTAACACTCTTACACTGACACAAATGGAACCTGGACTGAGTGAATATAAATTAGGTACGACTGCATGGAGTACTAGAATCAGTAATACTACTATTTTACCAATAGATATTTCTACTGGATTCAATACACCTACATTTTTATATGGTACTGACGTACCTGCTAATGAATATTTTCCTTTCTATCAAAACACTTCAACAACTGCAATGGGTTATGTTGCAAATAGTACAGCAGCGTGGACACCAGGTTTTGCAGGTTTATTGAATATAAACAATGGAGATGATAATTGGTGGATTGCAGGTATGACTCCATTTACAGCACCAGGAGCACAATTTACATTACGTAATCGTACAACACTAACTTTAGTTGCCAATGCTAATACAACTTGTCAAGTAGCATTTTTTAGATTATCACAACCTGGAAATATTATCGCTGCCGGAACTTTTTTTAGTACTATTGAATTATTGGCAAATAAACCAATAAAATTTTACGGTGAACAATATAGTGTAGGAAGTGGTGCAAATGCTGCTGGCGTATTGATAAGAAATATGGTAGCAAATACAGAACTAATTTGTGTAGAGGGAAGAGTAGATGTCTTACAAACAAAATGATGAAATTGTAGAATTGGTGGATGTATATAGTACCTACTGTGATTTAGTAGACAATGGTCCTATAGATGAAGTTATATCTTTTGCAAAACAATATAATATATTTCAAGTTAGTAGGAGTTCTGTGTACACAAATTTATGTAACAAAATAAAAGCAAGACTTGATCGTGAAGGTCTACCATACGAAACTGTTAGACCCGAATAAATACATATAGGAATCAATAAAATGTCACTATTACTGAACGGCGCAAAAACAATGACGATTGCAGGCACAAGAATGCAATGTCTAGAAATATACACAGGTGAATCATATACATTACCCATTAGTTTTACTGATGCGAATGGTAATGCTGCAAACGCACTTGTACCAAATGCATGGGCACTAACTGCTAGTGCCAATTTTTATACCATTGCAAATGTTGTGTACAATGAAAGCAACACAGAAGTAGTATTAGGTAATTTGACTCAATTGGCAAATGTACCAAGTGCTAACTATACAATACAAACAGCATTTACTAATGCACAAACTGGTACTGCATATTTGTATATAGGTAACAATATCACAAATAATCCAGCAAATGGTGTGCCCAACGTAACATTAGCAAATAATACTGCAAATAGCGTATTGTGTTTGGTAACACTAACAGTAAGCAAACAAAGTTCAGCAAACGCAAGTTTAGCAGATATAAATCGTGAACCACTAGGATTCATTGTAAGGTACCAATAATATGTCAGAAATCAACGCCAACATTGTTGTTGAGCCATATGACATAACAATATCTCCAACACAAAACGAGATAGTTGTTAGTCCAACAGCATTGAACATGAACATATTCACTAGTGACAGTGTTCCTGGTGGATACAGTGGTGATCTTCAATACAATGCTAATGGCGTGTTAGGTGGCATAGCAACTGCAAATTATATCGCAGGTAATCTACGTTTAGGTAGCATCAGTAATCTAAAGATTACTGGTGGTAGCAATGCTTATTTCTTACAGACAGATGGCACAGGAAATCTAACTTGGGCACAAGGTACTGCCAACGTAAGTGGTAATGGTACTGCTGCTGGTGCAAACACACAGATACAGATCAGTGATGGTACTGGTAATTTTACAAGTGCACCTGGATTTACATTTGATGTTGCAAGTAATTTATTGTCTACTCCTGGTAATATTATAGGTGGTAATGCAAATTTAGGCAATAGTGTCACAAGTAATTATTTTATTGGTAATGGTTATTATTTGACTGGTATAGATCCTAGTCTGATTAGTAATGGTAATAGTAATGTAAAAGTTTATGCTAACGCTAATGTCGCTGTTAGTGTCAATGGCAATAGTAACGTTGTAGTCATAGGTGAAAATACTGTAAGTTTTGAAGGCAATATCACTGCTGGCAATAGTATCAATGCCAACTATATTTTAGGTAATGGTAGTCAACTTACTGGAATCATTGCAAATAAGGTCAATGTTACTGATGATCAAACAAATACAGATTATTTTGTCACATTTACTAGCAATACCGGTAATCAAAATTTATTGATTGATTACAATATTAGCAACAGTAGCACATTGTTATTCAATCCAGCATTGGGTCGTTTACGTGCTTATGAAGGTGTGTTTGACCAACTCACCAACATGAGT